TAAATTTATCGGTCGGACGGGGGCAACTGGTTGTGGGCGGTCGGGGGCATTTTCATTTTCGAGATCGCGTAGGATGGCACACCGGATAGGTCCACGATGACCGAGTTTCTCAATAGCCGGTCGGCTATCCGGCCATCGAATTTATCCGCCCATTCAGCCGGTTGAATATTCGATGTAACTACGGTGAACATTCTCTCGCGGCGGCTGAGGATTTGGCAGAGCCGATCCGAAGCGACCTTCCACGGGTCATTCTCCGCGCCGATGTCGTCCAGCACGAGCAGTTCAACCGACATTGCATCGGCCACACACGAAAAGTTTTTTTGCTCAAATTCATTCACGGCTTGGGGCCATGGCAGGTACATGGATTGAGGGAAACGACCACCTGGCCATTTGCGAGTTTCAAACGCAGCCATTGACGCGGTGAGGGCAAATTTGAAGATTGCGCGCGCCACATGAGTCTTGCCGCTGCCGTAGTGGCCGATGATGACGAGCAGGGATTTCTCCGGGTCGTTGGCGAACCAACGGCCGCAGAAAGATGATGCGGAATCGCCCAGTTCCTGCAACTTTGGGTGAACCACTTCAAGGCCGATCCATTTCTGCTGCCATTTGGTTTTAAGTGGGTGTTTCACTTGCAGCGATGCGTTTGAGGTGTTCGACGATTTCGCGTCCTTGCGCGGCAGCGTCAACACCCGTTCCAAAGTTTCGGGGATTAGGTTTGATACCGTTTTTTGATTTGTGGTCGGGTTCATGGATGGATTGCCAGTTGGCGGTGATTGAGTGCAGGATGGCTTTTAGGGCGCGCTCCGGTCCCATGGCTTCGAGGGCTTTGATTTGCGCCTCAGCTGAGATGATCGTCGGTGTTTTTCGGAGTTGTTTCAGGTGTTCGAGCCATTTTCTCCATGCGTCTTGAATTGCCGGCGAGTTGATGGACGGGGGCAGCTTGTAGGGGTCGGATGGTGCTACAGCTTCTGGAAAATCATTAGAGCCGATGCTACAAGCATGCTCCAAGCAATGTTTGTCTCCTATACTGTCTTTATTTGGAGACGGAGACGGAGACGGAGACGGAGACGGAGACGGAGACGGAGACGGAGACGGAGAGCTTTTTCTAGGTTCGCTTCCAGAAACCACTAGGTTATCACTAGCTTTCCTAGGCCTTCCACCTAGCTTTCCGTTTTTTGCCCTACTTTCCCTGAAAATACGCTGTTTTTTTCGCTCGAACTCCAGCCGCTTGTTTTTTCCGCCTGGGAACTTGCTCAAAACATGCTCGGAAACTTCACCCTTCGCCACGATTTTCATACGCGAAACATCCTCCGAAAGTTTGCCCACAGACCACTGGTGGCAAAGCAGTAGGATATAAGCCCCGACCTCCTCTTGTGTCATGGTCGAAACACCAGACACGAAATCGTCGGGATAGAATTGAAAAGCAGGTGGATTCATTCGCAAAAACTCAAAGGACACACCAACGTGATACCCAGCTCAGGGCCGCCCGCGAGGGCAGAGAAGGCCATGTGGCGTCGGTGTGTCTTGTGAATTTTTGCCATATCGCTGGGTATCAATCAGCGCGTAAACTTTACCACGTCAGGCGCGAGTGTCAAGGGGTTGATCGGTTTTTGCGCTCGAAGGCCAGGACCCACACCCAAGGGTTCAAATCCCATGACCCATGGCCGTTTATTGACTCCCAAAGTTCGCGAAAGGCCATCTTCGCGTTCTGCATGTAGCAGTCCGGAAGTCCGGGATCGAAGCATGTTCGCTTGCATCCTGGCGCGTGAATCATTTCCGCCTTGCACCCCTCCGCGATTGCATCCTCCTCGCTGATGTCCTGCAACCGCTCGATGCGAACAGCTTTCAACTTGAGCGTGATCCGGCTGGCGGATCGTGGCATGAAGATTGACGGCTTCCATGGACCAAAGGCGTGGTCAACCTCTTGCGCGTGAGTAGTCGGCTTGTCCGCTTGGTAAACAACATGCCTGCCAACTGGTGAATATTTGAAATTCTCGCGGACCCAGAGCTCGTCGCCAGGGCGCCCGTATGGGCACTTGAAATCTTGGTCCGCATCTGCAACACCAAAGACTGCCTTTCCAGGATAAGCCTCGCCGGTTTTTTTGTTCACTTTCAACGGATAATACATATACGCAACGCCATTTTTACCGGGATAAAAACCGTCAAATGGCTGCGGCTTCATTATTCTTCGCGTGTGCGTCTTGCTACCTTCGAGGATGCGTAGGACGTTAGGTCCGGTCATTAGGAGAGGTGTCGATTTCATGTTTAATTGCCCCGCCGACCTTTCAGCCGGCGGGGCGCTGGGTCAGGGCTTGGGCGCGTCGGAGGTTTTGGAGATTGCCTTTGCGGGCTTCGCGGACTTCGGCTTGCGGGGCTTGCGGGCGCGCTTGCCGAGGATTTCGGCGAACACTTCGGAGTTTTTGGCCACGACGTTGGCCAGCAACTCCAAAGCTGAGCTCGTTGCTGATTCAATTTCCGGCCCAGTAATCTTGTTTTTGACTTGAATTACGATTTCCGCCGCCTTCGCTGCTTCGAGCGTCAGATGCACCGCGCCGTCACTGGTTTTGTAGCTTTTCGTTTGTTCGATCATGTGTTTTTTGGTTGGTTAAATTTCAGTTTCCGTAGCCGTAGCCGTCGCCGTAGCCGTCACCGGAGCCGTAGCCGTAGCCGTCGCCGTCGCCGTAGCCGGAGCCGGAGCCGGAGCCGTAGCCGTAGCCGTAGCCGTAGCCGGAGCCGTAGCCGTCGCCGTCGCCGGAGCCGTAGCCGTAGCCGTAAACGGAGCGGTCGCCGGAGCCGTCGCCGGAGCCGTCGCCGTCCAGTGTTACCAGTTGCGTGAGCATTTGATAAAGCTGATTACGGCTCGCATCGGCAGCACAACTTCGCCGACCATGTCCAGTTTCGTTTCGGGTTTCGGGCCGTCGATCAACTCCCCAAGACCTTGAGTCGTTCCCCATTTGCGAATGTTTCGGGCGTTTGTGATTGTCGCAAAGTCGCCATCAGTTTTGACGGTTCCGACATAGACAAATCCGCGATCAGCCACGACGATTTGAGTCCCCCATTCTTTTGGGGCTGGATGTTGCGTTTGTTTTCCACCGACGGCGGACAACAGTTCATTTAGTTCGATTTGCATTGTGTTTTTTGGTTCAGCAGACTTCCGGCCTGCCAGCGGGTTAAATTAAGTCAAATTTCGGCAATCGCTCAAATGTCTCACGAGCCAGACATTTATTAACTGTAGGTCGGTTTTTTCGCTCATTGCACCGACAGTAGCGCCGGCCGGAAAATAAGTCAATAAAAAAGTTGTTGACTTTCATTTGCGACATGATAATCTATTTTCGCAATGGCAAAACCAACCTCAATCCCCGACGCGCTGAAGGCTTGGCGCAAACGGAGAAAGCTGACGCAGAACCAGGCGGCGCTGATTATCGGCGTGCAAAAGGAAACGTACATCAACTGGGAATACGGCAGGAACGAGCCTCAGCATTTAGCCAAAGAGGCGATGCTGAAAAAGATTAAGTAACCGCCGACCGATTAATTATGTTTCTTAAAAACTACACTTCCGACGTTCCAACAAGCCAGACAATTCACCGGATTGAGCAGGTGCTAATCCGCTGCGGGGCTGCCGGGATAACCAAGGAGTATGCGACCACTGCTGGAGAAATCGAAGCCCTATCGTTCCAAATCGAAACCCCCAATGGCAAAGTTTCGATCCGGCTTCCGGTGGACGTGCAGCGCGCTTGGGGTGCGCTTTGGACAGATTATGCCAATGGTGAAAAACTATCCGATGACGGACAGAGAATCCAGTGGAATAGTCGAAAGAAAAAAGTGCGTGCAGACTTCAAGGAGCAGGCCTTGCGCACGGCCTGGAAAATAATGCAAGACTGGGTCGAAGTCCAAATGTCAATGATCCAGCTTAAGCAGGCGGAAACTCTTCAGGTGTTCCTGCCTTATGTGATTTCTTCGAGCGGCGAAACAATATATCACAGGTTGGCTAATTCTGGCGTGGCAGGACTACTTCCGGAACGGGCTAAATAACATGATCACCCCACAACAAGGTGAAGAAATGAGGGCGCGACTAGAGCGAGCGCGGGAGCGAGCGCGGCGCAAGCTGAAAGGCGAAAACCCGTTGCAGCCTTTGGCCGCTGAGGTCGTCGCCCAAGTCGCCCAGCCGCCGATCAAAAAACGCATCAGGCAGAGCGCAAAACCGCTAATGAATAAGCTGGAGCAGGAATTTTTTAAAAGACTGGAGACCAGAGGAGCGGATTGTTCGACGTTCCCACTCATCGGCAGTCTTCGCGCGCAGGCTCTAAAATTCAAGATTGCCAACAACGCTTTTTACAAGCCGGACATAACTGGATTTTGCGATGGACGATTGCACGCATGGGAGGTCAAAGGCAACAAAGGCAAAAACATCGACCGTGGAAAGCTGGCGCTTAAAGTCGCCGCCTCAGCATGGCCGGAGGTGGTTTTTATCCTCGCTTGGAAAACTGACGGCCAGTGGAACGAGCAGCGCATTTTACCGTAATTGAAATCGTCCAAACCACACAACCATGAACACTGAAAACACTGAAACACCAAAAACCGTTGAAGTCGAAGTCGTCCAAGACGACAAACTTGTAAAATTCGCCAGCCAAACCGGGCTTGAAGCCGCGAAGGTTGCGAGTCTTGCTGAAACATTCCGCCCCCTATTTAACAAGAGTCGGGCCGCAATTGATGAAGCGAAAGGCGTTGCCGAATCCGTGAAGGATGCGACCTGCGCAAGGGAAATCCGAAAGGCTCGCGCTTGCCGCCTGGCCCTGCGCGCCGTGCGCCTGGAAAGCGATGAGACCCGAAAGCGCGAAAAACAGTCAGCCCTGCTTTACGGCAAGGCCGTCGATGGCTTCCACAACATCCTGATGGCCGATCTATCGCCTGTCGAAACCGCCTTGCAGGAAGCCGAAGACACCGCCGAACGTGCCGAGGCTGCGCGCCTGTCCGCGCTCAAAGTGTCCCGCGAGGCCGAGTTGCGCCCGGTGACGGATGGGCCGATCCTTGGCGACCTGTCGGAATTGTCCGAGGAGCAGTTTGACAAGCTCCTGTCTGACGCCAAGCTGTTGCGCCAGGCGAAGATTGACGCGGCTGCCAAGGCTGAGGCCGAGGCGAAAGCCAAAGCAGAAGCTGACCGTGCCGAGCGCGAGCGCATCGCCGCTGAGAATGCGCGACTGAAGGCTGAGGCGGAGGCCCGCGAGGCCGCCGCGAAAGCCGAGCGCGAGGCCGCCGCCGCCAAGCTGGCCGAGGAGCGCGCCGCCGCTGAGGCTGCCGCGAAGGCTGCCGCTGAAGCCGCACGCAAGGAACGTGAGGCCATCGAAGCGAAGGCGAAGGCTGAACGGGAGGCGGCGGAGGCCAAAGCCAGAGAGGAGCGCGCCGCCGCTGAGGAGGTTGCCCGCAAAGAGCGGTTGGTGTTGCAGGCGCGGGCTGAGGTCGAACGCCAGAAGCTCGCCGCTGCCGAGGCGGAAGCGCAACGACTGCGCGATGCTGAGGCCAAACGCCAGACGGAAGCCGCCGCCGCGAAAAAGAAAGCCGAGGCCGCCCCGGACAACGCCAAAGCTCAGGCATTTGCAAATGTGCTGCGCGCGCTGCCGCTACCCACATTCCAGCATTCGCCGCAATTCTCGAATCTTGGAAACAAAGTCGAGTCGCTCGCAAAATGGATCGAAGGCCAGATTAAGGAGGGGGAGCTGATATGACCGTCACAATTACCGTCGAGAGGGAAGTTGAGGTTGAGATTGAATACACGCCAGCCTGCCGAGGTGCCCGCGATTCGTGCGGAGGGGTGCGCGGGGCAGGTCCGCCGCTTGAACCAGACACGCCAGAAAGCTGGGAATTCGTCAAGGCAACTTTGGACGGGAAGGAAATCGAACTGACTAGGTCGGAAATCAAAGAGGCCGAACAACAGGCCAGAGAGGAAGGTGAAGAATGAACACAGACAACGAATTGCCCCTGGCGACCACGCAGCGAATGGACGTTGCGCCGGTCGATCCAGTGAGTGGCGGAATATCAATCCAGCAGGCTTTCCAAGCGGCAGCCACGCGCACATTAGACAAGGAAAGCCTGTCCGTGATGAAGGAGTTGTTAGCTATGGACGCCGAGCAGAAATTTAACGACGCATTTGTGGCGCTGCAAAAAGACATGCCCGTCATCGTGGCCCAGACGGTCATAAAAAATCGCGGAAAATACGAGCGTTTCGAGGATGTTATGGACAAAATCCAGCCCGTTCTTTCCAAGCATGGCTTCACTGTTTCGTTCGACCAAGATTTTGACGAAAAGCGAATTATCACCAAATGCCACCTGAAGCGCGGCACGCATACGCAAACAAACTCGTTTGCGGTGCGTACCGGGCCGGCTGACACCGACACGCAATCGGACTGCAAAGCGGCCACCACGGCGAAGCGCAACGCCCTGCTGCAAGCCCTTAACATAGTCATTCGTCAGGACATATTGACCGAGGAGCATGACGCCCACATTGAGGGTGATCCGAACGCCAAGGTGACGCCGGAGCAGGCGGCCGAGTTGGAGCATCGATGTCAGATGACAAATTCAATCGTCCCGGCATTTCTAAAGTTCGCCAATGCCACCCGGTTTTCGGACATACCGGCGAATAAATATGCGGAATGCGATCAAATGTTGCGCCGGAAGGAGCAGGCTGGCCGATGAAAATTCACAACATGGAACAAGGTGGGGTGGACTGGTCTATCATGCGTTCAGGCAAGGTGACAGCCAGCGGCATGGACAGCCTAATCACCCCTCTTGGAAAAGTCCGAACCGGCGAAGGAGTCAAGACGTACATGACCGAGCTTCTCGCGGAAAGGTGGATTGGCGGCCCGCTGCCTGCCGTCCAGGGGGTTTGGGATTTGGACCAAGGCAAAATCCTTGAGGAGTATGCCCGACCCGCCTTCACGCTGGAAACCGGACTTGAGGTCGCAACGGTCGGATTCATCGAACACGACAACGGGCGTATGGGCGCGTCACCGGACGGGCTTGTGATTGGCCGGCAGGCGGGACTTGAAATCAAATGTCCACACATCGAAAATCACATCCGGTATTTGCTTGACGGAAAAGTGCCGCAGCAATACGTCGCGCAGGTTCAGTTTTCGATGCTGGTTACTGGGTACCCGCAATGGTACTTCTGCTCATTTCGCCGTTCGTTTCCACCGCTGGTCGTGCTGGTGGATCGCGACGATAAATTTCACGCGGCAATGGAGGATGCCCTTGCCGGATTCTTTGCCGACCTTGACGCGGCATATAAGCGGCTCTGCGAGTTTAATGGCGGTCCTCCGCCGGTCAAGCAAACATCAATGCCGCTTCAATACGAACCCGAAACCTCCGACAAGCCCGACGTGGGAAATTGATATATGAACCCAATAGAGCTATTCCACAAAAACGGCAAATCAGCCGGCGTATTTTATTGCTACAAGTGCCACTGTGTAGCAAAATCCAAGGATGCGGCAGAAGAATGCTGCACTCCAACTCTGTGCAAATTCTGCGGCAAGCCATGCCGTCAATATCACACATGCTGCGACGATTGCAGTAAATCTCAATCAGTCAAAGCCGAGCAAGAACGATTTGATAAAGCTGAGAAGTTGACAAAGTGGGACGGATGGGTTTTCTCTGCTGGACTCGGATTTCATGACGGATTCGCGGAATCTGTATCCGACTTGCTAGACCAATTGGATGACGACGAGGCTCCTGAGTATGTCTGGGCTTGCGATCCAGACAACTTCGCTGTGGCAAGCATTGATGATGTGATTAGGCCGATATTGGAGAACGAAGCCGCTTACGAAGGGTTCGGCTCTGGCCATCTTAACGGAATCGACGAACTGAAAGCGGCCATCGACCAATTCAACGAATCTAATAAGCACATAGTCAGCTATGCGCCAAACTTTAAAAAAGCCGTTCTAATCCAGAAACAGAATTGATATGACCGACCAAGACCAAATCGCGGCGTTGAACGAACTGGCCGGCTGGCGGCTGGAAAAACATCACAACCAGTGGGATGTAGAGGCGATGGAAAGTCGCTCATGGGAAAGCTGGATCGGACCTGACAAAGATTCTGGCGACGAGCCGCCGGACTGGCTGAAATCGCGCGATGCCAGCGTTGAGTTGAGGCTGAAGGTGTGCGCTGGTAAAACCGAGCGTGTCTTATGGCTGAATCACGCCCGAGTTATTCTCCATAGCAGAACCAAGCATGCGAGCGATTTTGACGTAGCCGGAATCACACCCCGCGAAGACTGCGAGGCGATCCTTCGCGCAACTGGAAAGTGGAAGGACTGATTATGGGGCGCACAATTAGAGCCTTAACTTTGGCAAGTATTGCTGTTTTTTGCGTTATCTTTGAGTGCCTGACGGCCGTAAAGTTATTCTTCTGGTTTGAAGAAAATCTGTACACCGACAACATGTTTTTTGCGCTTGGATCATGCTGGGTGATTCTGGCTATTGTCTTTTATAGAAACAAATTGTGAAACCCGACAAAACACCAACATGAACAACGAACCATGCGAATTCCTGCCGGTCAAAGACTGGAACGAGAAACCAGAACCGCGGTTCCGTGGCCATTTCCTGCTTGGGGTGTTCGTCGGGATTGTCATCGGCGCGGCTATTGTAAAAATGCTGATGATGTGATTTAGCAAACCAACCAAACTTATGACAAAAGAACAAGCAAAGAAACTGATGAAGTTAACTCCTGAAATTAAGGCGTACGCTGATGGGAAGGATGTTGAGTTTGAACATCCAGTCAGGGGTTGGGTTATGGGAAAAAATCCCGATTTCAATCCAGATTTAAACTGGCGCATCGCCCCTGAACCTCCGACCAAGAAACTGCGCGAGTGGAAACCGGAGGAGGTGCCTCTCGATGCGTGGTATGCTACGATGAATGCTTTGCGTACAATGTATAGAATGCAATTCACTTATATTATTAATGACATTCGCTACTTTCGATTCGAGGGTGGAGATTATAACGCATTTGATTTGATGAATAATTGGATGCACTCCCTCGACCAAGGCAAAACCTGGCTCCCGTGCGGAGTCGAAGAGTGACTTTTATCCTCCCATCGCCGGGCCGGTCCTCGGGCGCTTCAAATGTCGCCCGCTGGTCCGAGGGAATCGGATGGCTGCACGGCCTGTCGCCGTTCGGTCGCCGGGGTCGGCGAGGGAGGGTTTCAATCGCTCGTCAGGTAGTCGGGCGGGTCGTCGTCAGGATCGTCAGTCATAAATCAGGTGATAAGCGCCATCAATGCGGCCGTATCCGTGACGAACGCCGCGCACATCGGCTTTGAAACCGTCTGGCCGGTTGGGACCGGGCCAGCGATGGCGAGCGCCTGA